TATACGGGTTATACTGGTTATACAGGCGTAACTGGTCCAACAGGTTACACTGGTTACACTGGCTATACGGGTTACACAGGAGTAACAGGCCCAACAGGTTACACTGGTTCAACAGGTGCAGCCTCAACCGTTACTGGTCCAACAGGTGCTGGATATGGCTCAACAACATCTACAAGCAGCATAGCTATAGGAACTGGATCAAAAGCTTTTACCGTAACTTCAGTGGGTGCTTATTTAACTGGAAATAGAGTTAGAGTTTTTTACACAGTAACTCCAGCAAATTATATGGAAGGCGTAATTACAAGTATTGCTTCAAGTATAATTACTGTATCTGTAGACACAATTGGTGGTTCAGGTTCATTCACTGCATGGAGCTTTGGTTTAGCTGGAAATACAGGATCTGTAGGAGCAACAGGTCCAACAGGTTACACGGGCCCAACAGGATACACAGGTCCAACAGGTTACACAGGTTATACTGGATACACAGGCTATACTGGTGCTAATTCGACAGTAACTGGTCCAACAGGGTATACTGGATATACAGGACCAACAGGATATACAGGCCCAACAGGATGGACAGGCCCAGCGGGATCAGCTGGAGTAACATCAGATATTGAATATATTATTTTAATGGAAGTTTATTAACAGTTAGGGAAATAATGAAAATAGCAGTATATTGCATAGCTCTAAATGAAGAGCAATTTGTCGAGTCATGGTTTAATTCAGCAAAAGATGCTGATTATTTATTGATTGCGGATACAGGTTCTACAGATAAAACTGTGGAGATTGCAGAGTCTTTAGGTATTAATGTTGTTAAATTAAGTATTAAGCCTTGGAGATTTGATGATGCTAGAAATGCATCTCTTGCAGTAATTCCAGACGATATTGATTATTGTATTGCTCTTGATATGGATGAAGAATTACAACCTGGATGGCGGGAACATTTAGATAATATTGATCCTAATGTAACAAGAGGTAGATACAAATATACTTGGAATTGGAATGAAGATGGAACACCAGGATTACAATATGGTGGAGATAAGATTCATAAACGACATAATTATAGATGGAGACATCCAGTCCATGAGGTTTTGTATACAGACAGAATGGACGAAGTTCAAGGTTGGCTAGGATTAGAAATTCATCATCATGCTGATAATACAAAGCCTAGAAGTCAATATCTTCCACTTCTTGCATTATCAGTAAAAGAGGATCCATACAACGATAGAAATGCACATTACTATGCAAGAGAACTAATGTACTATGGGTTCAATGAAGATTCTGCAAAAGAATTTAAAAGACATTTAGAATTACCGACAGCATTGTGGAAAGCAGAAAGAGCTGCATCCATGAGATATCTTTCAAAGGTAGAACCAGAGAATAAAGAAAAATGGCTTATTGATGCTATCAACGAAAGCCCTGGCTCAAGAGAACCAATTCTTGATCTTACAGAACATTATTATAATATAAAGGATTGGACTAAATGCTTAGAGTATGCAGAAAAAACATTAAGTATTACGGACAAACCACTTGAGCATATTGTAGAGGCATGGGCGTGGGGATGGGCACCATATGATTATGCTGGAATTGCAGCATATAACTTGGGTCTATATGAAAAGTCAAAAGAATATGCACAAAAAGCTTTGGAGTTAAGTCCTGAAGATGAAAGACTGCAAAGTAATTTAAAGTTTGCAACTGAAGCTACAAAAAAAGCAGATTAATCTTTTGTTTTGATATAATAGAATAATAAACAAAAAGTGGGGGAGATATGTCGTATAAATTAAGAGTATTGTCTGATGACCCACTTGGCTATTGGAGACTATATCAGCCTGATGCTATGAGGTATAACGACCCAAGCATTACATATGATGACCCAAATGCTACATACGATGAAGGTTTTTACTACCGCCTAGATGATGAGACGCAAACTGCAAATGCTGCAATCATTCCAGGAGGATCAGTTCCAATATTTACAGACACCTTCCCTCTGGTATCATTTTCATCAAGTGATCAAAATATTAATGCTGCAAAAATTAATGATAATTCGGTAATAAGTATTAGAAATTCATATAAAAATTTTTATTCAGGATATGAAAATTCAACATTTGGAATAGAATTTTGGATGTCTTTACCATATAATACTCCATCAGATTTAATATTAATACATGGATACCATTCTGCAAATCAAATTTTTAAAATTTATGTAAATAATGACACAATGTATTTTTCCTTAACTACAAATAATGGTACTTACATAACAAAAAAGCAAATGATTTCATGGGATCAAAAAGTACATGTCTTTGCAGTGTATAAAGATAGAACTATCAAGTTATTTATTAATGCATTGTCTGACGAAATGATTGAAATTCCTAAAACACATCATTTTGCTACTGCATTTGCAGATACAACTTCTATCGAAATAGGTCCGAGTAACGCTGGAACTAATTTTAGGGTTAGTGATTTAGCCTTTTACGACAAAGAACTTTCTGTTAATGAAATGCGTTCACATATGTCCTGGGCAAGTCGTGATTCGGATCCAGTAAATTATGCACATCAGGAAAATACTTCTTATTTTACTTTTGATGAAAATAGCGGAACGGTTTTAACTCAGCAAAAGTTTTTATCTAAACAAGATTATGATCAAGGTTTTTATGAAAATTTAATTCAAGATGGAAATGGACTTACAATACCTCAAGATAAAACAAGTAATGATAATGCTACTGGTATTTGGACTTACAATTTTCCAATTGTTCAATATCAAGATTTTGCGGGAATTAGTATATCTTGGGATACAGGATCAAGTAATGCTTCAACAATATCAAATAAGTATGTTGCCGTATATGCATCGTATGATGATGGTGCCACATACTATCAGGTTAAAAGCAATGAAGTAGTTCCATACTTTTTATCCACAGCCTCCGATATAACTTCATCTAAATTATTGTTAAGAGTACAAATATATTCCCCAGACATATCTGTTTCAAACCAACCCAGACTAGATAATCTTTCTGTAAAGATATACAGCTCCCTAGATGTTATTTCTGATTCAGGACACTTTATTTTTTCACCGCTGCATGATAGCTATTTAATAAGACAGAATAGCAATAGCATGCTTGACAAATCTAGAAATTTTGGAGTATATTTTGAAAAACAAGATCCAGCAATAGGAAAGACAGGGGCAGCATTAATAACTTCAGTAGATTCAATTCCTTATTACGGATTAGAGTTTTGGTTTAAATATGAAGAAGATAATAATGCTACATATGCAACTCTAGTAGATACACCTGGAGTGCAGGGAGCCGATCTATATCTAGATGTACCTACCAGTACATTGATAAGTGCTTTAGACAATAGTGGAGATTTTTATGTCAATGGCGTAAAGCGTTCTCCAGAGACATACGTCATTGTTCCAGGAGAAATATATCACATTGTTCTTAATTATTTTACAGCTAAAACTAATCCAATACACATTAATGATAGTATTGACGGTCTTTCAGATTCTATGCAGGCAATATATGGATTTATCACCCTATTCCATGATCCATTAACCGACGAAATAGTACAAAATAGATACCTGTCTTATTTGACCACAAGCGTTCAAGCGTTTAACGATTCTTCATCTACAACAATTGGCACTATCAATGAATATTTAGGCGTTTCATCGGCAACAAATGGCGGGAACTCTATTTCATATAATGAACACATCAACTAAATATGGCAAGTTGCCGTACATTTTTTACGCTTTAACTTAACAGAATGGTATTATATAGATTATGGGAAAGATGAAAGTTACACCAGTAGAAGAAGTAAATTGGGGCCTGTACATGTGGCAAATGCCAGATGATTCTCTTATCATGGATGATGAGGGCGGGTACCTAAGCATTCCTTCGTTAAAGGGTGACATCAGACAAATAAAGAAGCTAAAACAAGCAGCAAAACATTTTGGTGTTGATGAAGGAAAGCCTATTTTCTTTTCGGGGCACAGACAAGTAACAGAAGAAGAATTGCAAGAACAAAAGCAAAGAGGAGAACTGGGAATGATTCCAGATACTCAAGATTTACCAGCCATGATGGAGTATGTTAAAGAAGTAAGAGAAATGGGGCTAGCTTAAATGGATCATAGTGTAACAGTCATGAATGATGACGATGAAAGAGATGAAGTAGTAATTAGAACAGATGCAGACTTTGGATTTAATAGTTCATCTACAGAATCATTTGAAGACCCGTTTACTAAAAAATGGGATGACATTAGAAAGTCAGATGGATTAAGTCCAAACTTTCGTCGTAATGCATCAAGACTTGAAAAAGCTTTTACGGGACAAGATGATGCAAAATCAAAGAAGTTAGACCCACTAGATTTAACTGGATACTCACTATTTCAAATTGTTCAGCCACCATTCAATATGCTATATTTAGCACAACTTTATGATGTGTCTCCATATCATCACTCAGCTGTAAATGCTAAAGTTGCAAACGTTATTGGTTTGGGATACAAATTTGAAGAAACATTTAAGGTTACTCAAAAAGTTGAAGAAGCAATGGAGAACCCAAAAAAGCTTGATAGAATTAGGCAGAAAATTGAACAAGCAAAAGTTGAGTTAACTGAGTATGTTGAATCCCTAAACTCCGATGACTCTTTCCTAGAAAATATGAAAAAAGTTTACACAGACTTAGAGACAACTGGAAATGCATACCTTGAAGTTGGTAGAACATCTACTGGTAAAATTGGTTATATTGGTCACATACCTACAACTACAATGCGTATACGTCGTCACCGTGATGGTTTTGTCCAGGTAGTATATAACCGTTACACATTCTTTAGAAATTTTGGTGATATCGAAACTCCAGATCAAATAGGAACAGATACTCAGCCTAACGAAGTAATTCATTTTAAGAAATTTACTCCATCAAA